CATACCTCCATAGTATTTACGTTGTCCCATACCCTAGCATAAAAAAAACCCTGCCGTCAAGCAGGGTCTAATTTTATTTTTTTCTTCGGCGTTTTGGTTTTTGTTTAGATGCTCGTTTAGACAATTCTTCGTATTCGTCTCCGTACAATAACCAACCAATAAATTTAAATAAAAACATCAACCCTCCTTTCTTGTTAGTTGCGTCAATCGCCACGCAAGTTCATGCAAAGGCGTTGTATCAATATCACTTTCCGATATGTCGGAATGTTCCACTTCGTGTTTAAACAAATCAATCCAGTCGTTAACCTCCTTGAACTTTGGTCTTGTGGTAAGATAGGGAACTTCTTTTAATTTATCTTCAAGATCTTTCCCTAGTTTTTTCCAGTCAATTTGTTTTAAAGAATATTCTACAAGTTCTGTAACAAATTCCTCAATAGTACCGTATGCGGAATGTTTATAGGTATCGTTAATTTGTACTTCTACAAAATATTCAATGTCCCTAACATCTAAGGTTTTGCCATCGTAAGTAGCTTTAAAATGATTTACCAATTTATTCATCATCGCATTGCTGAGTATTGCTTGAATAGTATCTTTCATATTTATACCTCCATAGTATTGATGATTCCACTTATCGCATACTATTTTACAGAGATCAAGTCCAAAACATCTCCCCAATCTTTCGCACCATCTGCATGATACAAAGGTTTTATATTAAGGCCTTCCATACGAACGTCGATTGCGTCCTTACCATGATATAAATATATGTCTTGTTTACCGCCACCTTTTCGATCCGCTTTCCAAACGAGTACCCAAACAGAAGCGTTTTTATGTTTAGCCATAAAGCTAACTTGGTGCGGAGATAAAGCCACAACCTTAGACGTTGTGAACTTCAATTCAATAAGGTGAAAATCGCCGTCTGTGTCGCAAACTAAAAGGTCTGGAACGCCCGGCATTGCCCACGTTTCAAGACGGGTTAGAATCCACTGCGGTTTCTTCGATAATATGACCTTCTTCAGCTTTTGGTAAAATCCGCTTTCGCGCTTTATTGCGGTTCGAGGTATTGTCTTTTCTGTCAGGGGTAACATCCACGGTGATTGGGGCATAATTGTTTTTCACTTCTTCTAACGCTTTCAAAACTTCTTCTTTGCTCATGCTATCTATAGATCCCGTTCGTATCTCAGACTTGCTAACATAAATATCACCTTGTGCTTGTCCTCTTCTATATTCCGCTTGTACGGCTGCCGAATAAGCACCGTTTTGCAAAGCGTGGTCTCTAATAACCTGTAGATCCCGTAAATGTCTTTTATAATTGACGCCATATTTCTCGTCTAATTCCTGACGATATTGTTTTATAGCATGCACAACGTGCGGGGAGTAATTGGAGTTGGTAAGTTCCCAAGCTCTGGCATGAGCGGAACTAGCGGGGTAGCCCGCATTGATTGCGGCTTCCCGCATAGTTATTTGCCCGTCTTGACTAACGAGTTCTTTTACAAAAAGTTCTTGTTTACGAGAAAGTTTAGAATGTATTGTATTTTTTTTTCGACCTCTGGTTTCAACAGCGCCATCGGCTCTTTGTACGGGTTTATATCTTGACATTTTATACCAACGTTATTTCCATGTAGTTCTCTAATAACGCTATTTGTTATATATAGCCAGAAATTTATTTTTTTATTTTTTTTAATTTTAGGCCCTTTAAGGCACTTTTGCCATTTAACAAGTTACATTTTAGTACACCCTTGGTGTAACCACTTATGTAACCTAATAATTCCCTTATATATATAGGGATAACAACAGAAGTTACACGGTTACACCGGTTACGGCAATATTTTACCTTTTTTTATTTTTTTTAATTTCACCTCTATATATAACAAATGTAACGGTTTGCACCGTGGGCCGTTATGTTTCGGCCTCGTATTTTAAGCACAGACCCTCCGTATAAACAAAATGGTCTCTCTGTTCACAAATAAGCTCCGCGGGCCGTGGTAGGGGCTTATTTCGCTTCTGAGTATAGAACACATGGTTTCCAATACTTTTCGTATACGTCAGGCTATCGCTCCAGTATGGATTTACGGATTTTGCGTGGTAGTGGGTTACATCTTTTCCGACTACAGTTATATATTCGCCATCTTTGATCATCATTTTGGCGAGTGCTTTTGATTGTTGGAATGCGTTATATTCTTTTGGGACATCGGGTTTTCCGTCGCACCACCATGAGAATGCGCAAGACGTACCTTTTTTATTTTCCTGTAGGACCACGCCACATATTGTGTTTGGATAATTTTGGGATGCGACTCTGTTGAGGGTCACTTCTGCGACGGCGAGTTGGCCTGCAATGGATTCTTCTCCTCTTGCTTCAAAGTAGATATTCAAAGACAGACAAAGTAATGCTGTTTCTATCATTTTGTTCTCCTATAGTTAAAAAAATACCGCGGGCCGTTATGACCCGCGGTTGTTTGGCAGTGCGACCTCAAATCAATCTTCGTAAAGCATCCTTCGACCCTCTTCTAGATCTGCTTGAAAGGCTACAGAATATGCGTCATCGCTATCTGGGTTAACCCCTCGCTTTAAAAGCTCAGAGCGATAGCTTGAAACAACGTGTGTTAAATCTATCGCCCAACCAAATTGCTTTTGGTCTTGAACTGCGTCGCGGTAGGAATCCAACAGCGTCTCGCTGTTGGCACTTAAATGATCACTCATAGGAACCCCCTTTATTAGAGCTTGCATTTAACGGGATTGTTAAAAGCCTCTGTTGTTCAATGTTGTTCAATCCCCCGATCATCGGTCGGGTTCGACCTACGGTTGCAACGATATAAAAATGTCAAAGAGCGCCTGCTGCTTGCAGGGTAAGCGAATCACTAAAGCCGAATCACTATACTATATACTAGCATATGGGACTTTGTAATGCAATAGCTAATAAAACCCTTTAAAAACAAGGTCCTTTATTTTTAATGTAGTTCCTGAGAATCGTCATTAAAATATTCGTCTCGACTATCTATTTTATCGAGGGGTTCTGGAGTTTTTTCCAAAATAGACCTTAAAATTATTTCGGTATTTTTTCGATTTCCCATAACGGACATAACTTGAGAAACGAGTACGGACAGTGCTGCGCTAATTGCGGGACCTTGTTCAAGGTCTCTTTCTTCGAAAAGGTTTAACAGTTTAACCGTGAGCCGTATGCTTTGATTAAAAGATTCGACTTCTTTTTTGTGTTGTTTTTCTTCGTCTAATTGTTTGCTCAAGGGATTAATAGTCATTAGGAAAAACCTTTCTAAAAGCGCGTTCAATTGTTTTTTCTATATGTTCTTTTGTAATTGTAACATTATTTGTTTTTTTTTCAACATCGTCTTTTTGCGTTTTAAAGCATTCAAAGCATAAATCGGCCTTATCGCCTTCTTCTCCCAGAATGCCGTCACAATCGACGCAATGTTTATGAATGTGATCGACTTCATAACAGTTACAAGGATGCGATAGTTGGAAGCTATGAAACTTGGTGATAAAATCAGGTACTTTTTCAAAGATTATCATTTAGGTTGTCTCCTTTCCTTTATTACAATTGTTTCTTTGTCGTATGCCAAGTGCCAATCTTGTTCCAACACACCCTTACCATCCATGGCCTTTCTACTAGCACCGGTTTCGTGGGACGCCTCAACCTCAAAAACCTCGACGACTGTGTGGGTAAGCATAACTTCAAATATAGCCATCACTCATTATCCTTTTCATTTTTCTCTAATTTAATTATGGTCTTGAAAGACGAAACCTATGGTTATCGGTAATAAACCGTGGTTTTTCTTGAAATATGTTCAATCTTCTACAGTTTCTTTAACGTGTAAGAACGATATGCTTGGGGTGTCCTTACGCAACGCATGGTACTCGAGTTGCACCTTGGCAGAGTTAATCATTTTCCCTGCTAAGTTTGCCATCTCGCTTGCGTCCTTGGAGCTTAGTTCACCATTGGACAATCCTTCAAAAGCGATTGCAAGCTGGGTTCTTAGTTCTACTACATTTTTCATTTCTGGTTCTCCCTTTTTATAAACCGGTTGATTTTAATAAATTCTCTCTTTGCCTCAATTAATCCTTGAGGTATGTCTTTAAAAGTTAAATTAGTGTTCTGAATTAAAAGAGTTTTAATATAGCTATCACTTAACTCTTTCCTTCTTTTTTTCTGATACTCTTTGTTTTTTTCGTAATGTTTTCTCTGTTGCTCTTTAATTTTATCTTTGTTTTCCTCCCTATATTTTTTCTGTTTCTCTAATATTTTTTCTCTGTTTGCTTCGTACAATTTTTTCTGTTTCTCTAATATTTTTTCTTGATTTTCTTGATACCATTTTCTCTGCTTCTCGCTTACTTTTTCTCTGTTTGCGTCGCAATATTTTCTGTGTCGCTCGCTTACTTTTTCTCTGTTTGCTTCGTTATATTTTTTTTGTTCCTCTAATATTTTTTCTTTGTTTTCTTGATAATGTTTTTTCCGTCCTTCCCTTATTTTTTCTTTGTTTTCTTCGTTATATTTTTTCTTATACTCCTTTATTTTTTCTTTGTTTTCTTGATTTTGCTCCTTTATTTTTTCTTTGTTTTCTTGATACCATTTTCTCTGCTGCTCGCTTACTTTTTCTCTGTTTTTCTCTCTATATTTTTTATCTAACATTTTTATTTTTTCTTTGTTTGCTTCTTTATATTTTTTAAGTAGCCCCCTTATTTTTTCTTTGTTTTCCCCCCTATATTTCTTCGTATACTCTAAGTGTTTTTCTTTGTTTTTTTCGTAATATTTTCTCTGTCGCTCGCTTACTTTTTCGTTATTTTCTTCCCTATATTTTTTATTGTACTCTCTTCTTTTTTCTTCATCCCTAAGTGGCATTACACCTCTCACAAATCTTATCAACGAAAGTGTAGCCATGTTGAACCATGGCAGGATACCCTGTTGAGTTATCTATTGTTATATTCGAAGGACTACCGACCGTTACCGATTTCTTGTAGTACAAGTCCCCCTTTCGGATGGGGGACTTACAACTATTGCATTTGTATTCTCGACGAGATCTTATTAATTTTCTCATCATGTGTTTTTCTCCTGTAGCATGGGTATAAAGGCGCCTATACTTTGAATTATATGGTGTCCCCCAACTGTAATCGTGCCGTTTAATTTCAGAAGGTTTTTTTTGTTACAAGGATCGCACTCAAACCATTGTCGTTTTACCTTTACCTCAACAATTTCAACCCAAAACTTCTCAAAAGCATTTTCAAAGTTACCTTCAACCTGTACAAGATCTCCAACCTTTAACTTTGCAATCTCTCTGTAACTAAGAAAGGGACAATGCTCATGTAATTCCTTTGGCCAATCTTTATACTTTTTGCTAACATTCATTAATAGAAGTGTCATTTTTCCTCCGTTGTTGTGTATGGAATCATTAGTATAAGATAAGAGGAGGCATGTCAACTAAATAAAAGCAGGACATTAAAAAACCCCGCAACAAATGACACTTTGCTACGGGGTTTAAACTACGGAGACCTACTTCATATCAGATATTATGGGACTGTCAAGGATTATTTAAGTCTACTCGACCATAAAAACTAACAAATTCGGGGTCCTTCTTTATTCTATTGTTAAAAAAGTACCACGATGCGTTGTCTTTCCCCTGTGATGCGCTGTCTGGAATCCATTTCACACGACCAACGGCAACGACCTTCTTTAACAGAGGCAAGAACTCTGCCGATTGCACAGTGTAGAGCCAGTCCGCGTCAAATAACAACCATGTTGGTCTAAGGGCCGTGAATATCGGTATGAGTTCATGGAGCAATTTACGATCCCAGGGTGGGTTGGTAATGATACACTGCCCGCCGACTTCGTTCTCTGTAAGATTAATCGCGTCGAACGTGGCGATGTCCTCTCTTTGCGGGGCAATATCGCAGGCGGATGTACAACTCATGCCATGATCTTCCAAAATGTCTATAAGACTGCCGTCTCCGGCGCACGGTTCAACGAACGTCGAGAACTCTTTTAGGTGGGGGATGAGCGGAATCACAGCTTTTAAAGGAGTAGGATAAAAATCGCGCGCAACACGTTTGAAATTCGATCTCTTACCCATTTAGTTGTCTGCGGAAATGTTGTTTTTAGATAAAGGTGCGTTTAAATTTTGGTAATCCTTAAATATTACTCTAAGCTGCCCCGAAATTGTTCGCCCTTCTTTTACAGACAAGTTTTTTATCTGTTCGTACACTTCTTTTGGTACAAGTACACTCTTCCATTTATTAGTATCCATGAGACTCTCCATTACTTTCTGGGAATATATGCGATTTTAAAAGGGATTGCAAGAAAAAAACCCCACCGAAGTGGGGCAGTTGGAGGGAGACTGGTTTATTCTGCTTCTCCCCAAGAATTTCCGATTTCAATGTCGCATTTATTGGGGATAATTAATGGTACAGCAGTTTCCATAATTGTCGAATACTTTTTTGCTTCGTCAATGTTTTTTACAGAAATTGCAATTTCATCGTGAATTTGAATCAACGGTGTTTTTCCTGTTTCGTAAATGCCAACCATAGCTTTCTTAGTCATGTCCGCGGCAGACGCTTGTATTAAACGGTTTAGCGCTTTGTATGTGTATGCCCGTCGCAAACGGGTTGTGTCTCCATGTTCCGTGATTGCATCACGGTACGGCAGCGCCTTGTGCATGGCAAACGTCGTTGGCTCCCACAGATCAAAACGGCACTTTCGACCTAAAATAGACCGAATGGAACCACTGGAGTTCTTTTCGTTCAGTCGGTTTGTTACACCTGACATTAACATTTTAACAAACGGAACGCGTTCGTGGTATTGTTTCACTAAACTTTTGGCTTCCTCGACAGGGATATCCATCTGTTCGGAGAGTTTGTTTACGCCCATTCCGTACATCATTCCCAGGTTTATTGTCTTGGCTTGTTTGCGCCCAATGTCCGCCATTTTTGCAACCATAGTATGAAAGTCCATGTCGGGATCATTCGTGTATCCATTTACAAACTCATCCACCGCAGGCAAATTCATCTTTCTTGATTTACCGTAAATATGTGAGTAGTGGACCAAGATCCGCGGTTCCTGTTGCGAGAAATCTATAGCCGCCCACTTTTCTCCTTCTTCTGGGAGAAACAACGACCGTATCATTGGCCCCAGTTCTGGATCGCGGGCCGGGATTTGCTGTAGGTTTGGATTGGACATGGAAATACGACCCGATACGGTCCCCCCATCGTCAGATCGTATTTGGTTTATGTGACTATGAATACGACCGTCCCTGTGAGTGTGACGCATAATTGTATTAATAAACGTGCCATGCGTTTTATTAAGGTTTCGCGCTTCCACAACAAGTCGAGGAAGTTTTTCGGTATGGTCCGATAGGAAGTTCTTTGTAAAGGACGGCTGACCCTTTTCTGTTTTTGGGTAGGATATGCTGACTTTATCAAAGGCTTTGGATAGCGATTGGGCTGCCCAAATTTCCACATTCATGCCCGTCATAGTTTTAATTTGTTCCAGCACAAGCTTTTCACGTTTAATCAGTTCGACCCGTGTACGCTCCACTCTTTCTGTATTTACTCTTACACCTGTCCAAGTCATATCAATCAGGCAGGGAAGCAACGCCAGTTCTAGGTTAGCAATTCCCCATAAGTCTTCTTTTCCTAAGATTGTTCGAAAGTACGTCCACAATTCCAAAGTAAGAACTGCGTCCATTTCAGCGTACGGACCAACGTGCATGGCAGGAAGTTTCCAAAGTTCTGCTTTTGGATCAACTCCAAAGTCACGGGCAGCTTCGTTTAAAGCCTTTTCGGATTTGGTTTTATTAAGATGATCGTAAGACAGAGCGTTGAGACTGTAGCTAAACCTGTTTTCATCAAGCAACGATGCAATCACCATGGTATCTATAATGCGTCCGTTGATCGTAAAACCCATGCGCCGTATCCACCCTGCATCGTACTGGGCATTGTGCATAATTTTATCGGCGTCACATTCAAAGACTTTTTTGAGCCATTTATCAACAATCCGCTCGTCGAGGTTTCCGCCACCAAGGTGACGAATGGGGATGTAACCAGACCAATCGGCGGTGGCTATGGCATAGCCCACCACTTGCCCGTCGGATCTGGCCCAACCCGGCCCCAAGGTTTTAAGATTCGGGTCTTTTGTTTCGACATCAATTGCTATTTCTTTTGCTTCCCAAATGTTGGGAAGCTCGACGGGAGGAACCCATTCCGATTTCGGGGTAAACATTGCCATTTGTAGGGACATTAAAGAATACTCCTATATTCAACGGGAATATCATTTACTTTTGCAAGATCAATAGCCAATTGCATCCCATAGGAAATTCCAAAGTCTTGATAAACTGCGATAAGTTCTGCAAACTTGTGCCACTCAAAGGAGGTTGTTAATCCTTTTGATCTTTCCCGATCATTGTCTTCGTCCAAAACCTGAGTATACAACAAATGAAAGACCAAGGGAGCCTCCCCCCGAATTAAACTGTCTTGCAAACACTTTTGGGCATACTCTGTATTTCTTTTAATGTTTCCTTTATAAGGAGATTCAATAATAACCCTCATTCTTTTACCATAAATTCTGCTCCAAGCGAACTATAGCCGCATTTATCCACCCAAGAATCTTTATGCCCGATGGTATGCAAAAGTCGAGAACTCTTGACCCAATCCATCATTAAAACAACATGTCCTTCTGTTAGATATCCGTGGCTATCCATTGCGCCCCGAACAATGCAATTCCAACCATCGGCAATTCGTTGATGATTAACGAGAGCGTCGCCATAATTTTTTGCTCTGTCGCCATTTACCAATTCTTCGGCCTGCTTTAAAATGTCTTCTCGTTTCATAAGTCATAACTCCTGTTTGCGTCTTCTGCCTCGACGATGTATAAATTATCTTTTGTTCTTGTGACCCCGACGTAAAACACACGGTGCATATCGTCAGCGTTTAGTCTCATATCCTCTTCCGCCGCAGGAGAAAGGTCCGTGAACAACACAACGTTATCCGCTTCCCCTCCTTTTGCTCCGTGAATTGTGGATACTGTAATGCGTGGCGGTTTGTTAAAGTCCTCCCCCTTACGCAATAGTTTCGATATATAAGCCCTGTCCGTATCGGGGAGCTTATCCATAGCAACGTGCCACTCCATATCTTCCGTTGCTAATAACCCCTGACGTTCCTGTAACGTACACAGAGTTAAAAATTCATCATCCATAACACTTGTTAACCGTTTAAATCCGCGCTTAATACGAATATTTGACGACATAAAGCTGTATATTTTTTTAGCGACCTCTCCCGATACTTCCTCGCCTATTCTAAGTTGCTCCCAACCATTAACCGCAGAACTGATTCGCTCAGAAATAGATCGAAGACCTCGATAGTTAAACAAATAACCAAACCCCCTTAGATCCGCGGTAACGGGATTAAGCACATAACCCGCTTGAGCCAAGATGAGCCAAGAGCCGTGATCCATGTTAAGTGAACTAACTGTATTAATTCTTTCGACGCGACCAAGAACTTCACGCGGTTTATATTGCTTTGGAAATCGTCGGTGAATACGGCGCGCTATTTTTTCGGCTAAAATATGTGCGTTTTTTGGAATACGATGAGATTGGGTCAATGTTTCACTTGATCCATCAAGGTTTATAAACGCGTCAACGTCGGCGCCTGCCCACCTGTAAATGGCTTGATCGTCATCTCCCGCGGCATACATTTTTTCACTTTTTTTATCTAAGGCGTAGGCGATATCCCATTGAAGTGGCGATAAATCCTGCGCTTCATCAAGAAAAGTCATAGAAAAACGGGGACAATTAATTTCCGACGTAAGAACAAACTGTTCCAACATGTCCGTAAAGTCAAACAGGTTGTAGGCTTTTTTATATTCCGTAAGAGATTTATTAACGTAGTTAACTGTTGTCCAATCATATTCCAATCGACTTTCATTGTATTGTTTTCTGAGATCGACTTTTCGAAGACGGGCGAGATTTATAATACCCAAGATAGGATCGTTGGTTGACGATATATCGGTAATATCCTCCGAAAAGTCTGACCAAACTTGCGTAACCAAAGACACGCCCATGGAGTTTGAAAGTTCTTTGTAATGTTCGGGTTGCATAATCTGGTCTTTTTGTATGTCACTACATTGAAGCGCCAAACTATGTAGTGTGCGAAAGAAGGGAAGATCGTGTTTTATGTCAAGATTAAATCTTTGAGCCGCGCGTTCTTTTGCTTCAGTGGCGGCTTTTCGTGTAAAGGCCAGAAAGGCAATTGTGTTTGCCGGAACGCCTGCTACTAAAGCTTTGTCAACCATATCGAGAAGCGTCGTAGTCTTACCCGTGCCGGGAGGACCAAAGATCCTAAACATGGCGGATTTCTTGACGCAACTCTTCAATTATATTTCTAAAATCAGCTAGAAAATTTTCGTACTTTGTTTGTTTTAAAACATTTAACAATTCCATAAGACTTTTAACACTTAAATTTGTACAATTAATTAATTGATCCTTTGTAACTGTTGCTAAAAAGTACGTTATAGGTTTTTCATAGTAACCTTTGTTTTTAAGAAACGTTATAACTCGAAGGGGAAGAATAAGATCCTTCATGTTTTCAAAATCAGCAGTGTCCAACTTATGTAAATAGTCTATTTTTTCTAACCGCTTGATTGTTGCAAAGATGCACTGCCTCGACACGTTATACTCTTTGGCGATTGAGGAATAGGTCATCCCCCTCTTGACTCTTTTAATAAATATATCGTGGTGTTTTTTATTCACGGTCATTCTTTCCCCCGTCCAAGTCATAATTGTACTCTAAGAAGTTCTCCGCCATGTCTCCATAAGAATCACTCAGGTCTATTTCCTCCATCGTGCTTCTATTTAAAAACATAGGCGTTTCATCTCCAACCCAAGCTCCTAACGTATTAAAAACAAAAAACTCCTGGGCTTCTTCTGCGTCCATTCCATCTCTATCCATAAGAATTTTTATACACTTTGCAGAATCATAAACGAGCAAATCTTTCTGCCCGCATCGTTCCCCTATGCCTATTACGGCTTCATCAAATCCATCTGCTTTTAACATTAGAAAGGCGCCTCCTCATTTTGACCAAAATCGGGCGGAGTTAATTCAAAATCGGCTACGGAAAATGCCGGAATAGACCAAACCCTTACGGCTCTATTTTTTATTTTAAGCACAACACTTGTGCCGTTTATGTCGCGCAGTCGTTGCGCGATTCTGTGGCTCTTATATTCAAAGAATTTATTCTTCTTTAGAAAACCCTCAAAATCTCTTAGTCGAAAGTATGTTATCGCTGTTTCTTCATCAGTCCATGGGCGGCGGAGTAAGATCTCTTCTTTGTCCTGCGCTTGCTGTAGATGACGACAAAACTCTTCCAAGTAATCGTAGAACTGTCCGCTTGTACTTGCATCAACAGCAACCTCCACAATAGCCGATTCGTTGTCCTTCATTTCTGTCATAAGAGCAGAAATTCGACCTTCCCACTGGTTCTTGGCAACGGACCGTGGCATGAAGTTCAATTGCTCCATGCAGGCACGTTGAAAGACTTGCTGAGATAGCAGGGCGTCCGTATCCAGTTCAAGCGGTTCGCCGTTAACGTCCATAAACCACACAGGTGGAGACGAATTGTACTTGCGTAGGTTTGCCACCGTTGCTCCCTGCACCGCTGCGCCAACACCAAACTTTCGGGTACGACATAAGTCCTTGTTGCAGTGTGCATTAATAGGAGAGTCAGAACATTTGTAAGTGTATTCTTTTCTCTCTAATTGTTTGGCAACAATGTTTACTTCGCCAAGGGGCAGTGGAGGCTCAAGGTATTGCATATTGTATGTCAGGATTTCGCTCTCCCAACTGTCGGGATAGGCTTTGCGTAAGTAAACGCCTATGTTAAACAAACCGTTGTTCCTTCCACCTTCGCTTATTTTTTCGTTGCAAAGATGTTGCAGGCAGGGCGGACCGTCCTTAATGGGACTGTCCGTTGTTTCTGTGACCTGTATCTTTTGGATTTGTTCGGGCGTTTGCTTGTACTTTTCGTAAAGCGCATAGAACTCTTCTAAGGTAGCGGCGCCTCCGTCGTCATTAATAGCGTAGCGCAATCCCTCGTCGTGATTGTAATAAGGTAGGTTAAGAAAGTTACCAACGTCGCCCCTATCCAAGTGGAGCCTGATTTGTTTAGGAAAGATTTCGCTTTCCCCATAGCCAAGGGCAGACGATATATGTTGCAGGGACTTCTGCATGTCCTTGGCTTCAACCCAGTCCGTCGCAAACAAAAAACAATGCGCTCCACCTGATTTTGATCGACACACGATCATAGGTAGTTTAAGCTTTCGGATTTTATCGACCAAGACTTTGTGGTCAAGAGGGTACTGGTCAACGTCCACACAACCCCATTTGCAGTTGTTGTCTTCATTAATTGGTATAATTCCAATCGCATTGCCTTTACCAGAGAGGTGGCCCTCCCATAGTTTCGTGGTCCGTGGTTCACGAAGGATGGCTGCTTTTCCTGTATTTTTCCCATTTGCCTGTGTTTTATTGACAACGTAAGTGCCGTAGGCTTCTTTTAATCCATCAAAAATGGATGAGAACTGCTGTACTGTCATGTGAATCTCCGAAGGGTGAAGGTGGTAGCCGAAGCTACCACCATTGAATTAGAATGGGGCGTCGCCCTTATCTGCTTCAGCTTCATCCTGATGTTTTACGACAACATCGCCTTCAGTAACGCTCTTTGCAAACGTTTTACATTGGTTGTAAAGGTTTGCATCCTGTATAGGATCTTCGCGAGACATCTCCCATCCGTGCCAAGAACCTTTGCTATTCTCTTCAGACAATGTCTTTAAAGAATAAACGTGAGCGAAACGTGGAGCTTGGAAAGGTCCGTTCTTTCCTTGCATCACGGTTGCTGCTATCATGGAGTTCCATTTACGGGACTTCTTTAACTGCGTAGATTTCATTGCAATCAAAGCGGTTTCGGCAGAACCGTCATCGTTCATAATAACTACGAAGTGCTGATGGGTTTCTTCAATGTAATCCCCATCTCCACCAACAACGTAATCCTTGTTGTCCGCAGGGTCTCTCTTTACTTCTGGAACCTTGTCCTTTGCCCCGAAAATATTCATAGGTGCGCCAGAGCCTTGTCCTCTCGGCTGCCACTGAATAAACTTCCGTTGATAAGCCACAGGAACAACGTGTATTCCTTCTTTACCTTTATACACTCGACCGCTGACGGTGTTATAGATGTCACCTTTTTTTGCGGTTTCATGCGTATCCAAGATAGAATCCAAACCAGAAATTATCTTTAGAAACGGTAGTGCCAAATCGTCTTGACCCATATTTTCATTACCAAACCCTGCATCCTCTTCAAACATGGATAGGTCCATTACTTCGGTGTTGCCACCTTTTGTTACGTCTTTTGCCATTTACTTACTCCCTTTTATGACGGCTCTTTGGCCTATGTATGCACCGAAAAGTTCCATTGGAAACTCTTCGCCATTCTCAACTCTTTCCTTCACCCAAGCGCGTAATGTCTGTGAATGAATTTCAGTCTTCTGTTCTGCGGGAAAACCTTCCTTAGAAGCAAACGCTTGAAACGCAGATGCTTGGTCATCCTCCCCTCGTCCAAAACTACACGATATAGAGTTCTTAATTATATCGTCGTGACCATTCTCTCGTAGCCAATCGTAAGCTTCTGGACGATCATCCACCCGTATGGACGCGCCATAGGTTTGTTTAATAGTCACGGCAGAGCCATCATCCAATGTGAATGAGGACAATCCAACTTCAGCTAATAGGTTTGGTAAGTCTTCGTCGGTCAACTTAATTAGGTCTTTTTTTAGATCTTTAAGCTGCGCGTCGATGGTTGCTATTCGTAGTTCCTTGTCACGAATAGACTTTGCTACATCGGCAATTGTGCCTAAGTCTTTACTATCTACATGTTTAAGTGGATCTTTAATTGATTTCTCAAAATCTTCTTCCATTTGTTCAAAAATATCGTTCATTGTTTTCCTTCCGTTATTAAAAGCACCATTTGGGCTTTACAAACACTAATATAGTTGTATATTATCTTATGTCAACAATAAAAATGAGGGACAATGTATAAATTTAAAACTAAGCCGTTTCAACATCAGCTTACCGTCTTTGAGGAATCAAAAGATTCGTTATCTTACGCATTTTTTATGGAGATGGGAACGGGAAAATCAAAAGTTGCGATTGATACAATGGGTCACTTGTTTTTAGAAAAGAAAATTAAGGCGGTTCTAATTGTTGCGCCTAAAGGAGTATACGACAATTGGGTACAAGGCGAAATACCGAATCATCTATCGGACCAAGTTCCGCGGGTCGTGGTTCGTTGGATACCGGCCAAGACAAAGAAGTTTCAGGAAGAACTGGAGACGTTGTTTGATAAAGAAAACAAGGACCTAAAGATCTTTGTAATGAATATAGAGGCGTTTAGCAGTTTCCGCGGGGCAAAGATGGCGGAGAACTTCTTAGATTACAATCCAGACAACATTGTGATTATTGACGAAAGCACAACCATAAAGAATAGAAAAGCGCAACGGACAAAAAACATTCTTAACTTACGAAAAAGCAGTAAGTACAAGCGAATCCTAACCGGATCGCCGATTACCAAGTCGCCTATGGATTTATTCTCACAATGTTTTTTCTTGGGCGCAGAAAAATTAGGTTTTACCAGTTACTTTGCTTTTCAAAACCGCCATGCTATTGTTCAGCAACGGGCCATGGGCCACAGATCGTTTCAGGAAATTACGGGATACAGGCGCTTGGAAGAACTGAATGAAAAGTTACAAACCTTTAGCAGCCGTATTTTAAAGGAAGAATGCCTTACATTACCAGAGAAACTCTATATCCGGCGCAACATAGACCTCTCAGAGGAACAGAAACGCCTGTACAGCCAGATGAAGAAGCTTGCCCTAGCCCAACTAGCCAACGGCGAGTTAGCGACGACACAGAGCGTTTTAACACAAATTATGAGACTGCAACAAATCTGTTGTGGGTTTCTGCAATCGGACGGCGGGCCGATACAACCTATTCCAAACAACCGTCTGGACAACCTTATGGCTGTCACAGACGAATTACAAGGTAAGGCGATAATTTGGGCGACATACACTTATGACATCCAACGGATTGCTGATAACTTGCGCCACCGCTTTGGCGCCGAAGCGGTGGCAACCTACTACGGAGAAACGGCACAGGACGAGCGTCAGGGAATTGTAAATTCTTTTGAAGATCCTGACAGCCCCTTGCGGTTTTTCATTGGACAACCTCGAACGGGTGGCTATGGCATAACCTTAAACGGAGCGTCCACTGTTATTTATTACAGCAACAGTTACGATTTAGAGATTCGCAAACAATCAGAGGACCGCGCTCACCGTATTGGGCAAACAAAATCAGTCACTTACATAGATTTTGTATCTCCAGGTACAATTGACGAAAAGATTTTGGGCGCCCTTCG